GACCCCCCCTGTCTTTTCAGACTCCTCTCTCCCTGAGATGGCCACAAGCGTGCCTGAATCACCCTTTGAGAAGCCGTAGAAGGCCGTTATGAGCGATGTTAATGCTGAGGTCATACCAATCAAACGAGGGGCAAAACAAAAGCCACTTATAGGCGCGTTAAAGCCTCGCATTCACACACCGCTGCTTAAAGGTGCTACAAAATCGCAAGAAGTTGCTGATTTAGCAGAGAAGATTGGGATGCCGTTGCTCCCATACCAACGCTGGGTGCTTGATGACATGCTCAAAGTTGATAAAGATGGCGAGTTCATTCGAAAGACATGTGCATTGCTAGTTGCACGTCAAAACGGCAAGACTCACTTAGCCCGGATGCTTATCCTGGCTCATTTATTCCTTTGGAATTCTAAATCAATTATTGGTATCAGCTCTAATAGAAATATGGCTTTGCAAACCTTTCGGGATGTTGCTTACATAATTGAAGACAATGATTTTCTTGCAGCCGATGTTAGATCAATTAGATACGCTAACGGCCAAGAATCAATAACTACAAAACGCGGTGCGAGATATGAGATCCTTGCAGCTACAAGAGATGGCACTCGCGGTAAGACAGCAGATTTCCTATTTGTCGATGAGTTACGCGAAATTACAGATGAAGCATGGAAAGCGGCTAGGCCTACAACCCGGGCAACCGGTGGAATGACATTTACTTGCTCTAATGCTGGTGATTACTTCTCTACAGTATTAAATGAGTTAAGAGAATCTGCATTATCGTATCCAAGCAAGTCATTTGGCTGGTATGAGTATTCAGCACCGCAACATTGCAAAATCCACGACAAAAAAGCCTGGGCAATGGCTAACCCAGCCCTTGGTCATTTAATTACAGCTGAGACTTTAGAAGAAGCGGTTGCTACAAACTCAGTTGAATCAACGCGAACTGAAATGCTTTGTCAATGGGTGGATTCATTGCAATCACCTTGGGTATATGGATCAATCGAGGCTTGCAGTCAATCGGACTTAGTGCTACCAGTTGGAAACCAAACCGTCTTGGCTTTCGATGTAGCACCTACCAAAAGATCAGGGGCACTTGTTGCAGCGCAGGTGCTCCCTGACGGAAAGATTGGCGCAGGGTTAATGCAATTATGGACATCTGAGGTCGCGATCGATGAAATCAAGATGGCTAGTGACATTAACGAGTGGGCTATGAAGTACCGACCTATGAAAATCATGTATGATAAATATGCAACGCAATCTATCGCTCAAAGACTTGAACAATCAGGTCATAGAGTGGAAGATTGCTCTGGACAGTCGTTTTACCAAGCGTGTAGTGATCTTGGGGATTCACTTGCTAACCTGCGACTTGTTCACTCGGGGCAACCAGACTTAGTCGCACACTTAAACAATTGTGCGGCTAAGACTAATGATGCAGGTTGGAGAATCATCCGAAGAAAATCAGCCGGTGATGTTACAGCTGCAATTTCACTTGCAATGGTCGTACATGAATTAGCAAAACCTCAGCGTGTCGCAAATATCATAATATAGTTGTAATTGTCCGTTTTATGCTATAATATCCCACTATGGGTATATTGGCTAATTTGGGATTGACAAATAATAAAAAGTCCGTAAAAGCTCAATATGCTCCTGCGATTATGGATGTGCCTTATGGCACTTGGTTTGGCAACAATAATTTCGGTGGATACAACAATTATGTTAATGCAATCGATCGTCAAGCAGCTGTAAGTGTGCCATCTGTTACTAGATGCTTAAATTTAGTTAAAGGCGTTATCTCATCTGTACCTTTAGAAGTTTACTCAAATTCAACAGGCGAGGAATTAGTATCACCGGTCTGGGTAAATCAACCAGACAAACGCCAACCACGATCTGTAACAATCGCATGGACTGTTGATTCATTATTTTTCTATGGCGTTGCATATTGGCGTGTTACAGAAGTTTATGCAGATGATAATCGCCCTGCAAGATTTGAATGGGTACAAAATGATCGGGTATCACAGAAATTAAATAAAAACAATACAGAAGTTGAATATTACATGGTTGATTCAATTCGTGTACCGATGGATGGTGTTGGATCATTAGTTACATTCCAAGCAATGGATCAAGGATTACTTTTAAGAGCTGCAAGAACTATTAAGTCAGCAATAGACATTGAAGCAGCCGCATCTATTGCCGCACAAACTCCAATGCCTTCCGGATACATTAGAAATACCGGAGCAGACCTTCCAGATGCTCAGGTGCAAGGATTATTGGCTACTTGGAAGCAAGCAAGACAAAATCGATCAACTGCATATTTAACTTCATCTTTGGAATACCAACCAGCATCATTTTCACCTAAAGACATGATGTATAACGAGGCATCTCAATACTTAGCAACTCAAATTGCTCGCGCATGTAATGTGCCTGCTTATTATATTTCTGCTGATATGAATAACAGCATGACTTACCAAAACATTATTGATGGCCGCAAAGAATTTGTGGCTTATTCATTACAACCATTTATTACAGCTATTGAGGATCGCTTATCTATGGATGATCTAACTCCTAGGGGTCAAGTAGTTCGATTCTCATTGGATGAATCATTCCTAAGAGCAGATTCTATGGAAAGATTAAATGTAATAGAGAAAATGCTTAACCTTGGTTTGATCTCAGTTGAACAAGCCCGAGGAATGGAAGATCTAGCACCGAACGGAGAAACAGGCGTTGATATTAACCTTCAGTAGCCCAATAGAGGCCAGCGATGCTGGTCGTAGAATTATCTCAGGCGTTGTAGTGCCATTTAACAAAGTTGGTATGACTTCTGCCGGAGCAGTTGTGTTTGAGCCTGGCTCAATCATGATTCCAGATCCAAAGAAAATTAAATTATTAGCACAACATTCATCAACCGATCCAATCGGTCGGGCCATGTCATTTTCAGAATCATCTACTGAGATCCGTGGTCAATTCAAAGTTAGCGCAAGTCAAAAAGGCCAAGATTATTTAGTAATGGCATCTGAAGATCTAATCTCAGGTCTTTCAGTAGGTGTAGAAGTGACTGCATCTAAGCCAGGTCGCGATGGCACACTTTATGTGTCAGCAGCCGTACTAAAAGAAGTTTCCTTAGTCGAATCTCCTGCCTTTCAGGATGCAATCGTTACCAAGGTAGCAGCGAGCGAAAGCGAGACTGCAGAAGCAACCCAAACCGAACAACAAACCGAAAGCGAGGCAATCGTGGAAGATAAAACTCCCGTAGCCGCAACACCAGAGGTTGAAGCTGCTGCAGCTCCAGAAGCAGCACGCCCAACTATCAAAGCAGCAACAGCACCATACAGCTCACAAACCGTACGCCATGGAATTACTTCTATGGGTCGCTACACAGAGCATAAGATCAAAGCATCTCTAGGCAATGAGGAATCAAAGCTATGGGTTGCAGCATCTGAAGATCCAATGGTTGTACAGGCAGCAGTAGACTCAATCGGTACTACAAACCCTGCATTCAATCCAGTTCAATACCTACGCGAGTTCGTGTCTAACACAAACTTCGGTACTCCAGCAATCGATGCAATTTCAAAGGGAACATTACCAACATCAGGTATGTCATTCTCAATTCCATCACTTGATACAAATGGTGGCGGAACTGCACCTACAGTAGCTTCAACTGCTGAATCAGGCACACCATCAAACACAGGTATGGTAACTGATTACATCACAGGTACTGTATCTAAGTACGCTGGACAAAACACAGTAACTCTAGAACTTCTAGAGCGTTCTGATCCAATTTTCTATGATGAGTTAACAATTCAAATGCAACGCGCATACCTAAAGGCAATCGATGCAGCTGTAATCGCTGGATTAACTGCTGATGGAACTGCAGCAACTGCACAAGCTGGCACATCTGCTGGAATCATTTCTTACATCGGAACTGAATCACCTTTGGTGTACTCAGGTACTTCATACTTTGCTCGTAACCTAATTGCAGGAACAGGTCTATGGGGAACATTGATCGGTGCAACTGATTCAACAGGTCGCCCAATTTACAACGCATCACAACCAATGAACGCAGCAGGAAATGCTAACCCAACTTCCATCCGTGGAAATGTACTTGGGTTGGATTTATATGTTGACAATAACGCTGTATCTACAGTTGCAACCAACTGTGCATTCATCGTTGCACCAGAAGCAGCTACATGGTACTCAAGCCCAACCAGCTACTTCTCAGTTAACATTGTTTCAAACATGCAGGTTCAACTAGCAATTTACGGCTATGGTTCATATGTAACCAAGCAAGCTGCTGGTATCCGCAAGTTCGTTAAATCAGCTTAATTAACTAGATCTACCCCGGGTGAGTAGCCCTTCACTCGGGGTAGTTTGAAAGAAGGCAACCATGGCAGCCACATATGTAACCAAAGCGGAACTCCGCACCAATCTTGGCATTGGTTCGCTTTATAGCGATACAACTGTTGAAGAAGTGTGTCAAACTGCTGAGGATTTACTTAATTCTTATTTATGGTTTGATTCAGTACCAGTAGTAGCGGCTGCCTTGGCTTCAAATGTGGCCACCTTAATTTTATCAACTCCTGGCTCATATGCAGCCGGTCAGAGTGTTACCATTACTAATTGTGGATCTACTTACAACGGCACGCGAACTATTACTTCAACTTTTCCTTGGAGCGTTGGCTCTACCACTTTTCCTTATTTCACTTTTTTCCCTTGGAATAATTTTAATTTTCCTAGGGGCTATAGTCTTATTCAGTTTAGCGTTACGGCTGCTGATGATCCCTATCATCTTATTGTTCCATACGGCAAAGCGGCTGGTGTAGATACAAAACAGACTTCATATGCAACAACTCCAGCTGTTCGTGAGGCGGCCATGATGTTAGCGGTGGACATCTGGCAGGCTCGGCAGACTCCAGCAACCGGTGGTTCTGCCGTTGATTTCCAACCAAGTCCATACAAGATGGGTCGTAGTTTAATAAGCCGTGTACAGGGTCTTATAGCCCCTTATACCGGCCCAAGATCAATGGTCGGCTAATGACAGTCGCGATCACTACACTTAGATCAACGATTGCAAGCTCGTTAGATAATCCGGGCGTGTGGTCGGTATTCTCATACCCACCTGCAACTCCGTTGGCTAATTCCGTTGTGATCAGTCCTAATGATCCTTACTTAACCACTAACGATAATTCAAATTTAACTATCAGTCCTACTGCTCATTTCAAAATTACTTTATTCGCACCTATGTTTGATAATCAAGGCAACCTACAAAACATCGAGGATTTTATGATTGCCGTTTATCAAAAATTAAGCGCATCGGGTTTGGTGTTTAACGCTCCAGCCTTTTCCGCACCATCTGTACTATCCTTAGCATCGGGAGATTTATTATCTTGCGATCTAAATTTCGACATACTAACGAGTTGGAGTTAAACCATGGCACAAGATACAACCGCAGAGAATTTGGCGTTTTTAATCAAGATCGGTCAGATTAAAGATCCAAAGCCAGCAGTACAAGCACCTACAATAGAGAAGGAATAACAATGGCCATATTTCTACAAAATAATGTTGGCGTAAAGATCAACTCAGTCGATCTATCTGACCACATTACATCAGTATCACTTAATCAGGCTTTCGATGAATTGGAAGTAACTGCACTTGGAGATACTGCACACAAGTTTGCAAAGGGTCTAGAAGCAGCAACCCTGACTCTAGATTTCCTAAACGATTTCGCAGCAGCAAATGTTGCAGCAACCCTACAGGCTGCTTACGGCACTACTGTTACAGCTGTATTGATTCCAGTAAAGGGAACAGCAGTATCTGCTACAAATCCACTTTATACTGTTAGCATTATTGTCAACAACCTAACACCTTTAAATGGTGCGGTTGGAGACATTTCAACTCAGAGCATTACATTCACATGTAACTCAACAGTTGTACAAAGCACATCAGGAACATTCTAAGGGGCAATAATGGCAAAGCTAAAGATCACAAGGGCTAACGGAGAAGTCTCTGAACATAAGATTACTCCGGGGGTTGAATACGCTTTTGAAATTAAGTATGGCGCAGGAATCTCAAAGGTTCTACGCGAACATGAAAGACAATCAGAAATATTCTGGTTAGCTTGGGAATGTTTGCGTAGAGCCAATGTAACTGTACCTACCTTTGGTCTTGAATTTATTGAGACCCTAGATACTGTTGAAGTATTGGATGACGCAAAAAACTAATAAGGCGCGATAGTTTTCTTTACACGATCGCACAACTATCTGTAGAGACAGGGATCGCGCCCAAAGAATTTATAGACATGGACACGGATATGTTCAGAGCAATAGTCCAGGTCTTACAAGATAGAGCCAAGGAGATCAAAAATGCCAGTAGAGGTCGTAGGCGTTAAAGATGTGATCCAAGGTTTAAGTTTTATGGATGACAACATGCGAGTTAAAATTCGTCATGCTATTGATCCTTTAATGCGCGGTGTGGCTTTAAAAGCTAAAGGATTTGTGCCGGGCAATTCAAGTGTTTTATCAGGCTGGGTTAAACCAATATCATCTGAAATTAATTACAAACCTTTTCCTAAATATGATGCAAGTGTTGCTCGGTCTGGTATTGGATATAATCCTGGAGAAAACAAAACTATGAAAAATGGCTTTAAAGTCAGTAATTATGTTTACAATGTTAGCCGCCCTGGATCAATATATGAAACAGCAGGCCGGTTAAATCCACAAGGTCGAGCACCATTTGAATTTAGAACATCTCAGGGGCAGGGTGGCACTTACTCTAAGAAATCAGGAAAAAGCAAAGCTTTAACCGCTTACAACTCAAATAATCCATTTGCTAGCCAACAATTTATTGAAGCTTTAGAGCCAGTCACATCACAACCTAAATTAAAAGGCATGCGTTCGGGTGGTCGCAAAACAAAAGGCCGCTTGATCTATAAAGCTTGGGCTCAAGATAGTGGTAAAGTTTATGAAGCAATATTAAATGCCATTGACGATACTGCAACAGATTTTACGAAAATGACTTATGTTAAGAAAACAAAGGCAGCATAATGGCCAACATTTATGTAGCAGCGACCGCAACTTGGAATGGTAAAGCCCTTACTAAAGGACAAAAACAATTAAATGCGTTTGAAAAAAGCGTTAAAAGCCTTGGTCGAACTTTAGGTATAAGCCTTGGAACAGCTGCTTTAATTAACTTTGGCAAAAAAACTGTTACAGCTTTTACTAATGATGAAAAGGCTGCCAAATCTTTAGAAGTTCAATTAAAGAATACTGGTTATGCATTTTCAGCTCCAGATGTTGAATACTACATTGCTAATCTACAAAAAATGTATGGCGTATTAGATGACCAATTAAGACCAGCATTTCAGACTTTGCTTACAGCTAGTGGATCTTTAACTAAGAGTCAAAAAGCCTTAGCCCTAGCATTAGATATATCAGCAGGTACAGGTAAATCCGTTGAAGAAGTCAGCATGGCATTGGCCAAAGGATTCTCCGGACAAACTACAGCCTTATCAAGATTAGGTGCTGGTATTGATAAAACCACCTTAGCCACAGGTGATATGAATAAAATCATGGATGAATTACAAAACAAGTTTTCAGGACAAGCAAAAGCCAGGTTAGATACTTATGCTGGCAAAATGGATCAATTTAAAGTTGCATCCGCTAATGCATCTGAAGCTATCGGTAAAGGTATTTTGAATGCTTTGTCTGCTATTGGTAAAGATAAAAATTTATCAGCTGCCACAACAGCCATGGAAAACTTTGGAACTTCTATTGGCAATGTAATTGCCGGCCTAGGCGTTATGCTTGGCAAATTAACCAGCATCGCTCAAAATTCTGGATTAACCAAATTATTAGGATTTGCAGCAAATACTTCTTTAATTGGTTTACTAGCAAAATTAGGGGCTCGCGCAAGTGCTGACATAAATGCCCCATCATCTAATTTTCAATATTCATTAGGCGCAAATGCTGGTGTTGAATTAGCCAAATTACAAGAATTGAAAGCACGCAAGGCTTTGATTGTTACCTTAAAAGCTGAGGCTGATCTAAAGAAATTAAAAGACAAATATGATATGGAACGCATTCAATTAACTGCTGCTTTGAATCAAGCCACAGATGAGGAAACAAAGTTACGTTTAGCAGAGAAATTGGCAATTCTAGATGGCAATGCTGCTATGGCGGCCAAATATTTAGCCGATTTAGATGCAACTGATTCAACCACTCAATTAGCCCAGGCTATGAATCAAGCTGCAATAGATATATTAACCGCTGGGCAAAAAGTATTATTAGGCCTTGGCGTGAGCCCATCTCAAATGGCTGGTAGCACAATATCAAGTGGCAAAGGCGGTTTTCCAAATATATCTAATTTAGCCAACGTGGCATTGAATAACCCTAACTTTGGCACAAGCCCAGAAGCTATGGGATTGGGACTAGCCCTTGGATTTACTCCAGGTGGATCTGGTGGATCTGCGCCAAACATTACAGTCAATGTAGATGCTTCAAACATGGTGGATGCTTCCAATATGGCAAAGGTAGTTCAGGAAAGTTTATTGATCATTAGCAAGAACGGATACTCAACAGTACCTGCTGGTCAAGGGTTCTAATGGCCGTACCATCAGTAAAAGCAATAATTAACTTTTCGACCGGAGCATCTTTTGGTCAGGCGTTTATTATTGGATCAGGCATATTAGGCACAAACATCCTGGCTGATTCAGCAGCTGTAATTGTTGATGTGTCTAACCAGGTAGATTCCATTACAACTCAACGCGGTCGTAATGCTTCTGCTGATCAATTTCAATCAGGCAATCTATCAATGCGTATTGTCGATCAGAATGGTGATTTTAACCCACAGAATACGGCTAGTCCTTATTACGGCTTACTAAGTCCAATGCGTAAAGTACAGATCAGCGCAACCTACTTAGGAGTAACTTATCCAATCTTTTCAGGATTCATTACAGGATATAACACCACAACCCCTAAATATGTAGGTGATGTGGTTTATACAACCATTACAGCTGTAGATGCCATGCGTTTGCTTACCAATGCCCTAGTAACCACAGTTACAGGTGCGGTTGCAGGTGAGGATACTGGCACTCGTATTGGTCGAGTATTAGACACAATCGGTTGGCCAACCTCAATGCGATCTATTGCCACAGGTCAAACCACAGTCCAAGCAGATCCGGGAACTGCAAGAAGTGCGTTAGCAGCTTGTCAGACCCTAGAGATCACCGAGTATGGTGCATTTTATATTGATCCTAACGGCATAGTTACCTTTAAGAATCGTAGTTACTGCACATCCAGTCCTAATGGCACACCAGTTTATTTCAATGACAATGGCACAAACATTTCATATTTCAATGCTTTTTGGGTGTTAAATGATGCTCAGGTAGTTAACCAGGCAAGCATTACTGCTACTGGCTTGGCTGCTCAAACAGCCAGTAACGCGGCATCCATTGCCAAGTATTTTGTGCATTCATATACTCAAACTGATTTATTGATGCAAGATACGGCTACCGCACTTAATTATGCTCAGGCTTATGTGGCCAGTCGAGCTGAAACCACCATTCGATGCGATGCCATTACCCTTGATCTTTATACCAACAATTACACCACGGGCACGATTGCAGCCTTGGATCTAGATTACTTTGATCCCATTAGCGTTACTACCACTCAACCAGCAGTTGTAGGCACATCCAGTATTACTAAGAATCTTCAAGTATTTGGAGTTCAACATCAAATTACTCCGAACTCATGGAAAACAACATTCACCACCCTAGAGCCAATTATTGATGGATTCCTGATAGGATCTACCCTATATGGTGTCTTGGGTACAAACACACTAAGTTACTAAGGAGCAATAATGGCATCAGGATTTCCAGCGGCAACCGGTGATGTACTCACCAGCACGATGTTTAATGGTTTAACTAGCTTCACAGTTGGTACTGCCCAAACAGCAGATTACACACCAGTATTAAATGACCAATATCAGGCTTTAATTCAAATGAATAAAGCCACAGCTATTAACTTTACAATTCCAACCAATGCTAGCGTTGCATATCCTGTTGGTACTGCATTGACAATACTCAACATTGGTGCAGGTGCATTAACTATCAAAGCAGTAACATCAGGCACAACCACAGTTTTATCTGCTGGTGCTACAGCTGCTCAACCAACTCTTGCACAATACAAGACTGCCGTCTGTATCAAGACTGCAACTGATACTTGGTATGTGGTAGGCGGCATTGCTTAATTCAGTATTAGGCAGTTTTTCTAGCGGGGTAGCGGCTTCTACCAGTTCATTTGAATCTATTGCTACTGTAACGCTAGCGAGTGACCAAGCAACAATTACTTTCAGTTCCATCGCTAGTACATACAAACACTTGCAAATCAGGGCAATGGCTAAAAATGCTTCTACTACAAATAGGTTTGTGAGTTTATCTAGATTTAGATTCAATTCCGATACTGGTTCTAATTATAGTTATCATCGTTTAACTGGCGATGGTACTACTGCCGCAGCATCAGGTGGAGCAACTCAAACATATCTTTATTGTTTTGATACTGATGGTTTTGGCGCAAGCGATAACTCAACTTTTGCAGGTGGAATTATAGATATTTTGGATTATGCTTCTACAAGCAAGAATAAAACTTTGCGTTCTTTAAGTGGAGTAAATCAAAATTCTACAACCACATCTGAGCAATCTATTGCAATGGATTCAGGTGCTTGGTATTCAACTTCAGCCATAACACAAATTGATATTACGAGCGGTGGCGGAAATTGGAAAACAGGTTCAACCTTCGCCCTTTACGGAATCAAAGGATAATATGGCAACCACATACGATAAAATTGCTACAACTACTTTGAGTAGTGCTGCATCATCAATTACATTTTCATCTATTGCAGCATCTTGGACAGATTTGAGATTAATTTTAGTAGGCACTACTGTTGTCACTGGCGAAAATGTTATTATGCAATTCAATTCAGATACAGCAACAAATTATTCTTTTACTCGTTTAGATGGAAGCGGTACAGCCGCTTCAAGTGGTAGAAATGCAAATACATCATTTTTAATTTGGACTCAAGCGGGTGGTACTTCTAATACTATTCCAACTTTTTTTACCGCTGATATATTTTCTTATGCAGGTTCTACTTACAAAACTTCTTTATTGACTTCTTCAGAAGATAAAAATGGTAGTGGTGAGATAGAAAGATATGTTGGATTATGGCGTAATACAAGTGCAATTACAAGATTAGATTTGACTACTAATGGCGGTAGTAATTTTGCAACAGGAACAACCGCCACTTTGTATGGCATTAAGGCGGCATAATGGCAACCTATACTTTAATCAGTTCAAATACTTTATCATCATCTGCTGCATCTGTTACCTTCTCATCAATACCCGCTACTTATACGGATTTGGTGGTCAGGATAAGTGTTAGAAGTGATGTTGCTGCTACTGCTGACACCCTATTTATGCAGTTTAATAGTATTACTTCAGGTTATAGCGAAACTAATTTATATGCAAATAGTGCAAATACTCCTGGTTCTACCAATGGTTCAAGTCTTTCTAAAATTGGTGCATTTGGTTATTTTTTAATAACAAGTGCCAGTGCTACGGCATCAACTTTTTCTAATACCGAAATTTATGTACCATCTTATACTGCTTCACAAAATAAACCTTTAAGCGGATTTACTACACCTGAAAATAATGCAACTTCCTATGCGCCAAGAGTTTTGGCTGGGTTAATGTCTAATACCGCTGCAATTACAGGAATTACTTTAACTTGTGGCGGCAACTTCGTTTCAGGCTCATCATTTTATCTATACGGAATATCTAACGCATAACAAAGGAGAAAATATGCCAACTAAAGTAATCGTAGATTGTTCAACAGGTGAGGTTCAAGAAATTGAATTGACTGCTGAAGAAATCAAAGCACAATCTGATGCTGCGGCTGCGGCCGAGGCTGAGCGCAAAGCACAAGAGGTAGTGGCTGCTGCCAAAGCCAAAGCTAAAGCTGACCTATTAAAGAAGTTAGGAATTACCGAAGCAGAAGCAGAATTATTAAATGCCTAATACATCTCAAGTAACTGTAACTACTACTGCAACATTGTTGGTTACCGCCAATAGAGCAGATCAATCTGTTTATTTACATTCATCATCTGGCACTATTTATGTTGGTGGTGCAGGTGTTACAACATCTACTGGATACCGCATGGACAATGGTGACAAGTTGACAATGCAATTATCTGATAATGAATCACTTTATGGCATAGCATCTTCTGGCACATCAACAATGATGGTGATGGCAACTGTAAATTGAAACCATGGTTGTGCAAGGCTGGTGTACAGCTGAGGGAGCAGATCGATGATTGGTTTCCTGACCGTGACCGGGCAAGCGATGGATTTTACGGCGACGCTCGGCATGCCCTTACAAAATCGGATCATAATCCAGATCCAACTAGCAAACCATCAGGTGTTATTAGAGCCTTTGATTGCGATGCTGATCTTTCAAAGCAAAAAGGATTATCAGTGTATCTTGCTGACCAAATCAGACAATGTGCAAAATTCGATCCGCGTATTGCTTATGTGATACATATGGGGCGTATTGCATCATCTAAAAAAAGATGGGCTTGGCGAGACTATAAGGGCATCAATAGACATGATCATCACATTCATGTCAGCTTCACAACATTGGGCGATCAAGACAATACCTACTTTCAAATTCCACTTATAGGGGGAAAGATATGAAATTAAATAAAAAATCAAAAGCTGCAATCAAGTCATATTTGAGAGCTGTAGCAGCATCTGGAATTACAGTTGCCCTGGCTATTGCTGGCAATATGAAGCCTGAATACTCTATCCTTCTTGGTGCTGTTGTAGCACCCTTAATCAAAGCCTTAGATCCTAAAGATACTGATCTAGGTGTTAATGCTGAGTAATGTCTGTCGAATCCTGGGTCGCTATTGCCGTTGGCATAAGCACTCTATTAACAACTTTCTTACTGGCTCTACGCTGGGTTATTAAAGCCTATCTAGCCGAGTTGCGCCCCAATGGTGGCTCATCAATGAAAGATCAAATTAACCGCTTGGAAAAGCGTGTCGATGATCTATTCATCCTAATCAGTAAGTCATAATTTTAATCATGGCGAACACACGCAAGTCTCCTAAACGCAAAAAGATTAACAGGCGTATCGTTCGCCATTCTCCGGAGCCGTTAAGTAAGTTAGATCAACACTACACGGCTTTGCATGAATGTTATAAAGCAGCTCGTAAAGCAGGATTCACACCTGAACACGCCTTCTGGTTGATGACCGAGCATAAGACTTTCCCTGATTGGATCGTAGGCGATGGCGGGATCATTCCTTCCATAGATCCAACTGACGATGAGGATAACGATTAAGCGATACTTAGTAATAAGTGATCTCCAAATCCCATACCACCATGAAGCAGCTGTAAAGAATGTTATCAAGTTTGCGCGGCGCGAGAGATTTGATAGCGTACTATGCGTTGGTGATGAGATTGACTTTCAAACCATTAGCCGATGGGCTGAGAAAACACCTTTGGCTTATCAACAAACTTTGGATGATGATCGTTCGGCAACTCAGGAGATTCTCTGGGCTCTAACCGAGCATAGTAAAGAAGCTCATATCATTAGATCCAATCACACGGATCGCCTATACAACACCCTTCTCAAAGTACCTGGCTTAATCAGCCTTCCTGAATTGCAATATGCAAAGTTCATGGATTTTGAATCAATGGGCATTACATTCCACAAACAATTCTTTGAATTTGAAAAGGGTTGGATATTGGCTCATGGAGATGAAGCAAACATTAGTTCCAATGCTGGACAGACTGCCCTTAATTTAGCCAAGAGGGCTGGTAAGAGCGTAGTTTGTGGCCATACCCATAGGCTAGGTATGTCAGCCTACTCAGAGGGCTTATATGGGGCTTACAGGCCTTTATATGGCATAGAAGCAGGCAACCTTATGAACCGGGCAAAGGCTAGTTACACAAAAGGCCTTGCAAATTGGCAGATGGGCATAGTTATCCTAGATTGGGATGGCAAAAATATGACACCAACCATGATTCCAATTAACAAAGATGGCTCATTCACAGCTCTAGGCAGATCGTATGGAGTGTGAAAGCGACTATATCGAACGCACGATTGATGATCATATCGATGCGTTTGAGGCTCTCAGCGTTATCTAATCGTTATAAGACACGCCAAAAATAATTTACCAAAGGTCATTGCTTTAGGTCATACTTTATGTATCTGCACAGGGCGTGTGGATAGATAAGGGCTAACATGTCACTTAAAGAAGCAGGGTTATGGTGGGTAGCGTCTATGGTTACCATCATCGTTGCCTATGGCGTATTACAAAATGCAAAGCAAACTCATTATTGGCGCGGCCGTAAAGATGGCTGGGATATGCACAGAAGAATGATTGATGCAAAAACTGATGCCAACAACAACTGAGAAGCTGTTTAGTGAAGTCATTAATACAATCCAAGAGCGCGGTGCGGTCTATGGACATCCAGCGATCAATCACAAAAGAATTGCTGATCTCTGGTCGGCCTATCTCGATTACCCTATCCAGCCACACCAGGCAGCTTTATGTATGGCGTTGGTCAAGATCGCTCGGCTTAGTGAAACTCCATCCCATGAAGATTCACTCAAAGACTTGCTTGCCTATTGTGCAATCAGTAAGACTGTCTTCGATGCACAAACAGATGCAGACTTCGGATGGGAGATAGACAGTGGCATTTAACCTAGATGATTATGAACCGGTAGAGGCACGATTGGAGAAATGGCATGGAGTATATCCCGATGGAAGAATCGAAACCGAAATCTTGGAGCATAGTGACACTCGATTCATTGTTATTTGTAAATTATTCAAAACAGAAGCAGATGCCAAGCCGTGTGCATCGGGCGTTGCATCTGAAACGATTACGGATCGCGGTGTTAATGCTACTTCTGCGTTGGAGAATTGCGAGACTTCAGCGATCGGTAGAGCGCTTGCAAACGCAGGTTTTGCAGCTAAAGGCAAACGCGCAAGCAGATCAGAAATGGACAAAGTAAATCGTGCAGAATACAAACCAAAATACTCTGCACCCGGATCTAAATCAGCTGCAATGGAGATGGCGTTACATATTGTGGAGCAGAAATCTATTAACAATATTCAAACTGTTGCTCCAGTTGAGTGGTCTGTTGGTGAGACTATTGCTCAAATTGGTGAAGTGGTCGATGTTAGTTTTACTTGCAGGCATGGTGATATGGTAAAAAAAGAAGGAATTGCGAAAGCAACCGGTAAACCATATGCAGGTTATGTTTGCACAGCACCAAAGGCTGAACAATGTGAACCTAAATGGGCAAAACTTACAGCTGCTGGAACATGGTATTGGCCAGATGATTTCGAGCCAGGTAAAGGGGGTGAATGATGGGGTATTTAGAAATAATTGATGGTAGTGGACTGAAAGCCACCTTTGATGATGATGGCGTTTCAGTCATACCTACCGGACTAGCTGAGAAATGCGATTCATGTAACGACGACAGATTACTTCATGAGGGCGATCTGTTGAGATGTTACAAATGTGGTTGCATTAACAGGATTCCATAAATGCCGTTTTACGACTATAAATGTGAAGGCTGTGGTGAGATTTATACCATGCACCACGGCTTTCATCAAGTAGATCCTGTGGCGTGTTCAAAATGTGAAATGCCAATGGTTAAACAAATCAGCGCAACGCCAGCAATATTCAAAGGTGATGGATGGGCAGGAAAACATGGCTAAATATAAATGTAATGGTTGCAAGCGCAAGACGGATTTCATATGGCTTGAGGATGCAGATGCACCTGAAGGTTTTCGCGTTTATCAATGCAAAGACTGTGGGTGTGTGGGTACAAAGAATCTAGCTGAGCAATTAGACATTGATAAGACTGTGACCAGGTGTTTAAGCTGTGGGTCATGGCAGTTCGATGGCAAACCTTGCTATACATGTATGTTGATTGATCTTAAATGAGTGAGGCTGGCTACGACCAAACCTGGTTAGACACCGATGATCTTAGAATCACGACATGCCGTCTGACCTGCGGTTTTGTTCGGTGATTTGACATCATATGATACGCTCTAGATCGCATCGGCTATCAAAGCCGAAACGCGAGCCCCGGCAGGGGTCGCTCGCGAGGTGCGCGCTAGTTGCCACCCTTCTATTCATAGAGATCTTTTGCTTTGAAAAGACTAATTCCGCAGCTGCTGATAATTCGATTATGAACCTTAAACTCTTTGCTTACAATCAATTCAAAACATATGATCAGTTTGATTGCTATAACTACTTAATCATCAAAGAGAGTCATTGGGATTACAAAGCTAAAAATGGTAGCCACTATGGCTTAGGTCAGATGCGTAATCCTATTGTGCTAACACTTACACCAAAGGATCAGATAGTGATGCACATGCGGTATATTGGTCATCGTTATGGATATGTTAATAAAGAACCTAATGCGTGTAGAGCAGCTGAGCATCTTGATAAGTATGGATGGCATTGATGAGTACTAAGCATAAAGTGTTAGGCACTAAGAAGTGGAAGAACAAACGCTTATCAGTATTACAACGCGATGGTTAGGAATGCTATTTATGTGGTGGACAAGCTGATCAAGTTGATCACATCATACCTAGAGTTAAAGGTGGCGATGTGTTTGATGATGACAATCTAATGGCGATATGTGGTAGATGTAATCGTGCTAAAGGAAGCCGTTTTTTTAGCACAATAGCGACCCCCCCTGTCTTTCCTGAACCTTCTCTCCCTGAGACAGTCCAGATCATTCCAGACTCACCCTTTGATAAACCTGATACGATCCAATTCGATGCAGATTGATACCGAACCAAGCCAGAGCCAACGAGGGGTCGGGTTAATTGGCAGTACCGAACCTAGAATTCACACGCCTTTACTGAATGGACCATCCAAAGCGCAAGAGGTAGCTGATTTTGCTACGAAGATTGGTTTACCTCTTGTGCCCTGGCAGCGCTGGGTACTAGATGATCTATTGACAGTTGCAGATGATGACACATGGCGTAAGAAGACAGCACTTATATTGGTTGCACGTCAAAATGGCAAGACACACCTAGCACGCATGTTAATCCTTAGCCATTTATTCTTATGGGGCAGTAAAAACGTTTTAGGTATGTCTTCTAACCGAAATATGGCACTAGATACTTTTAGGCAAGTTGCATACACGATAGAAGATAACCAATTCTTAAAAGATCGGGTAAGACAGATCCGCCTGGCTAATGGACAAGAATCTATCAGCTTACTTAATGGCGCAAGGTATGAAATTGCAGCAGCGACTAGGGATGCACCACGTGGTAAAACCGCAGATTTCTTATACATCGATGAATTAAGAGAGTGGACCGAAGAAGCATTTACAGCTGCATTACCAGTAACACGTGCAAGACCTAATGCCATGACTTTAATGACAAGTAACGCAGGCGATGGGTTTAGTACAGTGCTTAATGATTTAAGAGAGCGTTGCCTATCATATCCACCCGACAATTTAGGATTCTATGAATGGTCAGCGCCACAGCACTGCAAAATACATGATCGCAAAGCCTGGGCTATGGCAAACCCTGCCCTGGGTCATTTAATAACTGAGCAAACACTTGAAGAAAGCGTCAATACCAACAGCATAGAAGCTACACGTACTGAGATGTTATGCCAATGGATAGATTCTGCTGTCAGTCCCTGGGTATATGGATCTATTGAAGCGTGCAGTGATTCCACACTTGAAATACCAGTTGGGCCAATGACAATAATGGCATTTGATATTGCACCTACCAGAAGATCAGGCGCTTTAGTAATGGGCCAGATGAAAGATGGAAAAATAGCCGTTGGCTTAGCTCAATTATGGCAAAGTGATATTGCTATTGATGAAGTTAAGATGGCAAGTGATATAAATGAATGGGCTAGAAAATATCATCCACACATGATCTGTTATGACAAGTATGCAACGCAATCTATTGCCACAAGACTTGAACAAAGTGGCTGGAGAATCCAAGACGTATCAGGCCAAGCGTTTTACCAGGCATGCAGTGATTTATCCGATGCCCTGGCTAATGGCAGATTGGTTCATTCAGGTCAAGCAGACTTGGTTCAACATCTTAATAATTGTGCAGCTAAAACCAATGATGCAGGTTGGCGCATTATTAGACGTAAATCCGCTGGCGATGTTACAGCTGCAATAAGTTTGGCTATGGTGGCAAGTCAATTAACACGCCCTCAAC